ATAAACTCGGGAATATGCTCTACTTCACCACCTTTTGCATACCCCGGCAACGCCCCACCACCAAGGTATTTTAAGCCAGCTGCTGTCATATTGCCTGCGCTATAACCCGGGATGACTGTGCTATTGTCGTTTCCACTTACAGGATTCCCGGGAGATGGGGTGCCTGCAAGCTTGGCGCCTACAAAGCTAGTGCCTTCTTCAGTTTCTGCAGCTTCCGCGGTCGCAGGCTTAATACGACCTGTCAAGACTTGCAAAAGCTTGGGGTCAACGTTGGCAAGTTGTGGGTAAAGCTGAGTAAGTTGTGTCATTCCAGAATTGTCCTTAATAGCTGCACCGGCCAGCATTGTAGGGGTCAAAGTCCCGGGCAACGCACCAGTGCTTGTAGGCGTAGTGATTGCCCCTAGTGCGCCAGATTGCGTAGGCGTTTTAGTTGTAGGCGTTGAGCTGGTTGGCGTTGACGTTGTTTTTGTAGGGTCCGTAACTGTAGTTGCAGGCGGCACCACTGTTGTCCCGGGTGGCACAACAGTATCAGTAGGTGGAACTACTACGTTAGTTGGTGGGGTCACCACGGGTGTTGTAGTAACTATATTAGTTGGGGTTACAGGCAATCCACCGGTAGGCGTAGCAGTAGGCAAGTCCGTATTGACTTGATTGACCAAGTTGGGGTTGGGGTTAACATTCGGGTTAACATTCGGGTTAACATTTGGGTTAACGTTAGGATTTACATTTGGGTTAACATTCGGGTTAACATTCGGGTTAACATTTGGGTTAACGTTAGGGTTAACGTTAGGGTTAACGTTAGGATTTACGTTAGGGTTAGTGTTAACATTAGCATTGCTATTAACATTAGCCAACGGGTTAGTTAGCACCGCAGCATTTGCGTTTGCGTTATTGTTGGCTGTTACGTTGTTATTAGCTGTTACGTTGTTATTAGCCGTTACATTGTTATTAGCTGCAACTGACAACGCACCTGTTGTATTGTTATTAGCTGTTACGTTGTTATTGGCCGCGGTATTGTTATTGGCATTTGATGCAACAGTTAACGCGCCAGTTGTTGTAGTGGCTGGTGCAGTTGTAACCGCAGTAAATACACCTGCGTTAGGATTGAACGCAACCTGACTACCTACATTAGTACCGGGTGCAATATTGACAACAGATTGATTGCCTTTGGCGTCTGCCACAATAGCAGTGGTGCCATTTGAGCCAACATACAACAACGTAGATGGGGCTGTTGACGTCGTAGTATCTGCTGCAGTATTTCCACTTACAGTAGATAGAGCACCAGTATCTCCACCAGCTGTGACATTTGCAGTTACACCTGTATTGCCTGTTACGCCGGTATCGCCTGCTATGGTAGTGCCAGTGTCTCCACCAACAGTTGAAAGCGCACCGGTTGTACCTGTGGCGTCCCCAACAGTTAATGCACCAGTTGTAGTTGTTGGCGCAAGTGCTGTTTGCGTAACTGGAGCCGTAGAACCTGTAGTTGATAGATTATTGGCATCAGCATAATTGTTTAAAGAATCTTCAATTGTGCTTAGTGTGCCTAATGTTCCAGCCGTAGTCTTACCTACACCGGCTCCCAATACGCCTTGAGTAAGCATTTGGTTAACATCAACTTTGCCAGTGGTAAGGTATTGTGATGCTGCGCTTGTTGCAGCTTCTTCAGTAAACTCTGACACACCTTCTTTGACTGAGCCTTTGGCAATCTTACTTGCAGCATTGCCAACTTCTTCACCAATGAACTTGCTAACAGCTTTGCTGTCAAATAAGCCTGATGTTAATGCTGTAATACCAAAAGCTGCGCCACCGGCTTTAAGTGCAAATGATTCGGCTTGATCCGGCGACATGCCTTTTGCAATTGCAGCCTTATATACTTCATCATACGTGCCGCCCATGGACTCACCAGCATTCAGCAATCTATCAACTGCCATGCCTGAGAACGCGCCAAATGTCTTGCCTGCAAGTCCAGCAGCGCCAATAGGCAAAATCTCTTGCAATGCTTCACGGCCAATTAAACCTGCAGCGCCTGCTGGGTTGTTAATAGCTGCACGATAGAATGCTGCAATCTTACCGCCTAATGTGTCTGCTTTAGATACGGCGTCAATGATGGCTTGCTCTTCAGCCTTGCTGGACTCAGTCTGAATAGTCTTACCAAAACTCTCCATTGCATTGAATGCTTGGTTAAGAGAATTGTTTGTGCTTGTGCCAGTTAATACGTTAAACGCTGTGGTTAAAGCTTTGCCTTGCTCACCCATGGCTTGCGCGGTATTTGCCAAACCATTTTGCACGACATTACCAAGAACTGTTGATGCCTTATCAACAAAGCCGCCTTCAGGCGCAAGGTTAAGACTCCCGCTTGTTACGTTGCCTAATGCGTCGTAGGTGACGCCATTACCAGATGTAGGCGTCTTTGCAGTAGCTGCAGCAGTAGCTGCTAAACCTGCATTACGCGCTGCGGTATCTCTTTGCGCATTAATGACTGCTTGCTGCTCAGGCGTTGTGTTTGCCAGATTTTTTGCGTTTAACGCGGCAATTGCAGCGTCAGCCTCGGCACCGGTGCCTGTGCCATATGTCTTGCCATTCCATTCAAATGTAGCATTAGGCCCAAACGCTGCGCGGTTAGCTGCAAACGCATCAGCAAATGACACTGCTTTATTACCTGCTGCAGCATTGGTATCGATAGCGCCTTGCAAGTTGCCAAACTCATTGTCAACCAGTGTACTGGCATCCGTAAGAAGATTGTTAGGCAGTGCAATGGTAGTTAACGGGCTATTGCTGTCTGTGATTGATGAAACTATGTCTTTAGTTGACAAGTTAGACAAGGCGCCGGTTACGTCAGATGACTTAGATGCATCACTAACTGCTGTGGCAATCGTGTCATTTGCATTGATTGCTTTAGCAACTTCACCCGTTTTTGATGCGTTCAAGGCTACTGAGCCTGCGCCAATGGCAGCATCAACAAGCTGGTCTGTAGAAAGATTGCCACCGTTTTGAATGGTAGTCTTAATAACATTGTTGACAAACGCTTGCTGGCCAACGCTAAGATCTTTAAACCCGTCAATGTTGCTGGTGACTGCATTGGTTGCAGCGTCAATACTATTGCCTAAGATTAACGAGCCAATGTCAGCTTTGCCTTCACTAGATACAAGCTGTCCTGCAGTTTTGGCAAGAATGTTTGTACCTGTTGTGCCAAACGTGTCAACTAAGTTAGCACTAAAATCTGCGCCGGTTTGTCCAAGTGTATTTGTAAGAGCATCTGTATTGGTTAGCCCTTGCGTTAATTGCCCACCTGCATAACTGAGCAATGCGCCTTTAGCAATATCTCCAATACTTTTGCCCATGGCAGCTTGCAATGCTGCAACACCTGCAGGTCCGCCAAAGTATGATGCGGCCAAATTAGCCGCAGCAGCAAGAAGCTTATTGTCGCCAATAATATTGACAAGGTCATTTGATGACGCAGCGGTTGTGTAAAACACTGGTGTGCCATCAGCTGCAAAATCTACGCGATAGCCGGTATTGCCTTTACCTTGGAACGTACCACCAAAAGCGTTACCCGTTTGACGCTCACTATATGTATTGGCAACTGCTTGTCCTGTAGCTTTATTACCAAATGTTTCGCCTGATGCAATAACAGGTTTACCATCTTTAATCACTACTTGTGATGGGTCAATTGGGTCTAAATACCCATCACTGTTTGGGGTGCCATAGATAGTGGTAAGTTGGGCATTGCTAGGGACAACAACCGGCACTTGAATGTCTGTGCCATTTTCATCAGTTTGGCCGGTGCTTTGATAAATGACCTTAGTAATTGTGCCATCCTCGTTGCTTATGGTTCTAACAAGTTGGCCGTTGTATTGCTGTCCAGCTACTTCAACAGGCGTATATTGCGTAACTTTGCCAAACTGGCTAATATCAGTAACACCGGTATCTGCAATAATCTTGGCCATGTCCGCAGCATTCTTTTCTGCAGAACCCTTGCCTTCACCTGACCATTGCCCAGACGTGCCTTGTGAAAGAATTTGCGCAGTTAAATACTGCTGCGCCGCTTCTTTATTGTCTTTAAGCGCTTCAGCTACTTGATCACGATTTACATTGCCAGCTTGCATTGCAGCGCCAATTTCAGCAGCAGTGGCATTAGGATTGGCATTAAACCAGCCAAGAATATCAGCTTTAGATGCCGACGTTGTAGTAGGCGTAGTTGCTTGTGAAATTGCACCAGCTGTGGCTGCAGGCGCAGTTACCGTTGCAGTAGTTGCTGCAGGTGCAGTAACTGTAGATAACGCCCCTGTTGTAGCAGTTGGCGTAGTTACAACAGGGGCTGCAACTTGCGTAGGGGTAGTTACAACAGGCTTAGTTGCTACAGGCAACGCAGCTTCATATCTTGCTGTAACGTCTGCAACATTTGTGTTCGTGGCTTGCGCCATTTGTGCAGGTGAAACGCCCGCAGCTTGCATAGTGGTAGCAATTAGCTCATCACTAGCATCGGGATTAGCATTTAGCCAGCCTAAGATATCTGCGTTAGAAACTGCCATAATTAGCTCGTAGATGGGTTAACTGCGTTGACAAGTTGCTCAGCCCACTCTTGCCAATCATCAAACTGATATGGTCCGGGGATACCTTCATTGGTAAACACGTCAATTGATTTTAATCCTGCGCCCCAAGCTTTCCAATCAGTATTTGCGTCGGGAATTGATAACTGCTGCGCAGAATATAGCTCAACCATAAGGCAAGCCCACGACTCAAAAGTGTGGTATCGTGGGTCATAGACCTGAGCAACGTTAAGAGCCATAAGGTCTTGAATCTCCAACGTCAGCGTCAAGCAAAACTTTACCAAGTTGGTAATCACCACCTGCTACATTTGATGAAAATCTAAGTCGTATTTCACGACGTTGCTCACGCATATCAATCTTGCCTGTTGTGGGGCTAAATACGTAAGGGTCAGAAGTTACGTCTTCCGACTGCGCAAATGGTCTACCGGTAATCTGCAATGACATATCACCGGATTGAATAAAGTCAGGCTCAACCCTTTCAAGTCGTAGCCATCTATTCTCGCCAACAGGATTTGATTGTGATGGGCCACCTGCAACCAAGCCAAGGTCACTAGTCTCAAAGTATGACTCAATAGCTGTTGCAAGGGCACCGGTTACTTTATCAGTGCCAATCTCATTTTGGTACAAAGACACAAATGTCATCAAAGTGGCAACCGTTAAGACAAAACTTGAGCCACCCGGGATGGCTGCGGATAAGGTATTGCCAACAGCATAGTTTCTACCATGCCCGTTAATCGTGACAGCAGTTACAACACCACCTGCTACAGTAATATTAGCAGTTGCCCCTGTGCCGGCGCCACCTGTCAATGCTTGGTTGGTATAAGTGCCATTGGTATAGCCGGATCCGGCATTGGTAATAGTGGCAGTTAAGATACCACCTGTAGCATTGGCATTCCAATCAGACGTAATTGGGTAATGGAAAACTTGAGAGAAGTAGCCTGCTGAGCGTTGTGATCCGGGGCTTAAGCCGGCATCGTACCAGCAATTCTCACGAATGTTGTAAATAACAGCATCTGTACATTCGGTGGCATTGCCACGTGGGTAAAACCACCAGATCTCGCCAAAACGAGGTACTTTAGTAACCCAAACTTTTTCACGCTGCTCGTAGTTTAGGTTATCAAAGAAGTAGTTTTGGTTAAAGTTGTTAGGAATCTCTTTTACAACACCGTTGTAAAGCAAAAATCGGTCAACACCACACCAATAATACACGCCATCGTACTCAATAACAGACTGGCTGGACAAAATTGAGGACTGGCTGGAGATCAAGTCATAGCGCCAATACTGTGGGGGTGAGCCTGTACCGCCAATGAATGAGACTCGAATCAAAGAATCCAAGCTCCAAAAGAGGCCCGATGGTGCATTCGAGCCACCGCGTACAGGTAACCCTTGGACAATCTTTCCGGTGGCCACTGAGACCTCGTTGGCATCAGCAGACACCCAATCATTCACATTTCCAGCTGAACAATTCTTAATCAGACCACTATTGCCATAGACAAACACGTATGGGTGAAGGGATACCACACCACCAGATACTGAGATTTGATTGTCAAAAGTTAAAGTAATGCTGGAGCCATTAGCTGTTGCAGGGGCTGAGATTGTCAGCGTTGTGGATGCAATAGATACTACAGTTGCGCCAGTTGGAATGCCCGTGCCTGTCACTAATTGACCTGCGCCAATCTGCGTATTAACCGCAGCCATGGTAATAGTTGTTAAGCCACTGGTAATTGTTGTGGCAGTTGCAGTAAATACGCCAATAGGATTTAAGCTTGTGCCGTTAATGTCACCACCAAGAACCGGAGTATTGGTATTGTTGTCAATCAAAGACAGGTTGCGGCCGGGGTGGGCTAACAACAAGTTGGTGCCACCACCTGTGCCATCATAAAAAGTATCAAACTGCCAAAGATTATTGGCATTAGCAGTAAAGCCGGTTAATGTAAAGTCAGTAATACCTGAGCCTGTACCGGTATTGCTAATAGGCAACACCTGCAAGCCGCCTGAATAGCCATTAAAAACGTTATTAAAGTTTTGTTGCGGGTTCAAATAAATGCCACGACTTGGACCTGCCAAGTCATTCACAATCTCTCGATAGCCACCAATTTTACGAGGCCGACCACGCTGAAAACGTACCCAACGGCCATCGGTGTAAAAGTTCATGTCAAAGACAGTACCATCCCGTTGAATCCCGGGCATTGTGTCAATTGCAAATACTTTTTTGGTCATGTGAATGTACCTCCAGCAATGCCGGTGGTAAATGTGCCTGTTGTTCCAGAAATTGCGCCCGAGGCAGCGACATCACCAGTTACTGCTATGCCTGTTGCAGTTACTCCAACGCGTTTAGTGCCAAGAACTGAAATAGCCAACTCACCTGTGCTAGGTCTATATAAACCTGTATTTGTTTCAGCGGCAAAGTTAAGTGAAGGCGTGCCTACAGTGCCATCAATCAAACTAATAGATGTCGCACCAGCTTGTGTAGTATTGGCATTCAAAAAGTTAGTGCCATCGCAAATCAATGTGGCTTGCTGACCCGGTGGAATTACAGCGCTGTAGCCTAAGCCTGTGGTGACAGTAAAACTATGCCCATTGTCTGTGACCTGATTAGAGATCACATATAAGTTCACAATGGCTGGAAATGTTACTGTTACATCACTAGTTAAATTACCAACGTACTCTTGAATGTTATTTGCCGCTTCATTGTTAGTCAACAATACAGAACCACCGGTCACGTTTTTTGTCAACGCAGTAAAGGTAAATTGACTACTTACGCCATAACCAACGGTGACATACGCAGTGCCTGTGCAAACAATAAATGCAGACTCGGTTGGGTTGAATGTCTTGGATGAGTTGCCGTCAATCAGCTCAGCACCGGAGCATGAGATGGTAAACGAACCAGTGCCATTATTTTTAAACAATGTAAACCAGTTATTACCTAGTGTTGCTGCAGCTGGCAATGTTGCAACGCCTGCACCGCTACTCCACACTCTAGTTTGCGCCCTATCAGTGTCTGCAAATGTAGAGCCTGATGTAATTGCTGCAGACGGGTGGCTTTGATTCAGTGTTGCGCCGCTTGCAACTAATCCATAGCCTGCCAAAGTTGCAGCATCTGCGCTGGATGTGCCAGTGCCAAAGGCAATTACGCCCCAAGTGCCTTGGTTTGTGGCATTAGTTGTAATGTAGATATACTTGGATTCTCCTGCAGCTACTGAGACGATGGTATTTGTACCTGCATAGTCTTTAACAGTGAACGTATTGGAGCCAATATTGCGAATTAATGCATCATTGCCTACAGAATTCTGATCTGCAGGCGGCATATACAAGCTAAGACCGCCTGTGGTAGCAGTCACCTGCATAATACGCGCGGCGTAGTCAGCATTTGTTGTGCTGTTGGAAGGCCAATTTAATTGCGTATTTGCAGAAAGCGTAACCGTACGGTAGCTAACATCCGTTGGCTGGATGACGTCGCCAGTAAAAGGGCTTACATAGCTCATGAATCCACCGCCACGGCTTGACGATCAGCAATGCGAAGCTTATCTTCCGCCATCAATGTTTGCATAATCAATTCATAATTTTGCTGCCACATTGGCATACGCTCATCATTCTTAAGGAATGGCATGGCCTGCAGGAGGGACCCGTAGAGCAAGGCTTGTGGCGCATAGGTAGTAAACCAATTGGTTTGGTTTGATGAATCCAGAGGTTGAACTCGTTCATAATAGAGTACCTCGAACGCGTAGTTAGCATTTGGTGTTGGCGCTATCAACCAATTGGAGTAATCATAGTCGCAGTAATACAGCGGCACGTCTGTATCGGTTTGATCTGGCCAGTAATTGCGAAGGTATTCATACTTACGAAGTAAAACAGGCTGACGTTGACCATTTACAGTTACGTTCATAGATACTGTTTTATGCCACCGTGCGGGCTTGGCAATCACACCATTGCCTGTCACCATAGTGCTGGTGTTGACTGTTAAGTTGCCAAGGAACTTAATCTGGCTAGCAATGATTTGCTCAGCCAACATGATAAAGAGCGGAATCTTTGCCAAGGTGCCGGCGTCACTACGCTCCAGATAAGACTGGATGTTCTCCACCAAGGAGTCATAGGTCATTACTGCGGCAGTTGTCATTCTTACTTGCTCCGCTTCCTAGCCATTGCCATGTTGTCAACCAAATTAGGATAAGGGCGGCCTGCTGCTTTAGCTCTTGCTTTTGCTGCCGACTTCTTCTGCGGCGAAAGAGGCTTAGGCTTACCTAACGATTTTGGCCGTTGTTTTTCCCAAACAGGCTTACTTGATGCCATTTTAATCACCTCTCAAAAATAAAGATATAAGATTTTAGGACAAAAACAAGGCTCTCTCGTCAATCCGGCGCTTTTGTAAGCCTTTTAAGATTTTCCCGCCAGCCATGCAATACTTCAAGAGTTCTTCGGCAGCGCCTTCTTTATCGCCACGAAGCAGCTTTTGACGTAGCGTTGAACGCTGGAGTGTCCCAAGACCCACGTTAAAAGCAAAGCTAACAAGGCCATCAAACATACCTTGTGTAAGAGGGACAGGACAGTAAGTACGCACCCCACGCTCGAATCGTTGCAAATCGTTTCTAAGAATAGCATCTACTTCTTCTTTGGAAAATTGGCGGTTATCTTCTTGGCGAAGCTGGTAATTGCCTCTTTGATCGATTGGAATTTTGCCTTGATCAGGGTAAAGTACATGTCCGACTCCTATAGTCCATAATTTTGCTGGGCACTGGTATGGTTTGTATCTTACACCTTCATGGTGCTTGATCATCTCAGTGGCTTTGGCAGAGACGTTCATTTCCCGAATGCCC